GCCGCTAGTTTTGTGGGTTTTTGCTTGCCACGGACGAGTAGCCCCTCCTGGAGTTTCCAGCTCCAAAAGACTCTCCGTTACGGTGTCATGAGACTGCGCAATGTGTGTGGGCGACCCCAAAGCTTTTGATTAACCTTGGGTTGCGGTTGACTAGACCGCCCACAACTGACCAAGCCCATTGCGGTTAGTTTGGTATGACACTTAACAGGCAAGACTTACATCAACGAGCAGGGTGTGAAGCTGCTCACCATCAACAGGGACCTATTAGTAGGTCAACAACCTGGGACTCTCACGACGGGACAAGAATTGCAAGCTAGTGTCTGCTAGCACTCGTGCACCTCGTCCAACAATCTTTGAAGCAGAAACCCACCAATGTGGATCAACGTCATATAGATACTTCTTAACCTGGTTGGTGGTATTACTCGAGCCGGAACTAATATGTGCCGTACTCAATGTGCCATCTAGGGCCTGCGGCATCCACTCAACAACTACTGTGAGTTTAGCCACAAGTCCAGAGGCGGCAGGGATGCCAATCCACGAAGCACACAGGCATGAAGTGTTTTCAGACGGACTAGTGGAAGTCACTGGAGTATAAAATTCATCTCCTGAACCCGGAACGTACTTAACTTCGATCATATCATCCGGCATACGGTCCACATTGGTCAAATTCGTCGCCAACTGTGAAGGTGTGATAACACCTCCAGTAGGCAACGCAAACCCATCCATTGTGCCATACGAGATATAACCAGACCGGTTAAGTTCAGACGCTAAGGGCATGACCTGCATGCAAGCGGACAAAGCCCGACAATCCTTAGCGTTCGAGTTCAAAAACCCATACCCTGGACATAGCGGGTTCCAGCTATAGCTCAATGTTGCCGATGTGGCACCAGTAGCTACGTCTGTAGACGAAATGGAACCAGAGTTAGGGTTATAAATCAATATTCCAGCGGTACACCCTGCTGTTACACCCACGGTATAATACGTAGTAAATCGCTGCACAATACCGCTGTACCCGGGAAAGGTACTAGGGACAAGCGCTGCATTACACGGGTCTGACAGCAGTTGGGCATACCGAAAACCGGCAGCATCGAGAGGAACACCACGCTCAACACGCCTTTTGGCTACCATAGACTTCTTCTTCTTGGATTGCCTCACCTTCTTGGGCGTTTTTGGCGCCATAACACACAAATAGGTTGAACACAACAGATGTTTCAAACAAACAAACTGGAACTATCAAACGTACTCGAGGTATGGTACAAGGGGAATGGATAGCTTATTGAGGGAGTCTACCTCAATCCGGTGCCGGCCGAACTGTGGTACTCCTGCGGCAGCAAACCCGCGTTCGAGGCACACCTGAACGTCTGGAGTGATGCCAAATGCAAGCCAAAAACTGACTCGCGTAGATGACGCCACCGGCTCAGGTCCCCGGCATAGACCTGCAGCCATTCTTTCGAACCCAGACTGACCATCACCAAAACCCTGCGCCTGAGACCGTTTGCCCCCAGGCCCACATCGGATGAGGGAAGAATAGAACGCCTGCATGACTGGAATACCAGCACACAGAGACATCCCACATTCCCCCACAGCTTGAAGCCATGTCCGAGATGCCCGCTGACTCACGGAACCAGAACTCTCAAAGCACGGGGTTTTCCACGTCGTGTCCTTTGACAATGCCACAAGTGGGTTTCGCACCATCCTGTAACGGTGTTTGAACCTCCCACCAACACATACTGCATGGGTTTGGCAAAACTCCATGAGTTCAAGTTTATCAACAGGCTCCTCCACCTTCATGGTGAAGCCCTTGCGCAAGAACCATGGCTTAACGTCAGCCAGGAACTTGGGGAGGTCTTCGGCCTCCATAAACACTGTGGCATCATCTCCATTGTCAAGCAGTCTGAACCGGATTTGCCTCTCCTGGCAATATTGGCGGACCATGAGACACATCAAGAGGCAATTTCCTAATGCTGTGTTCATGTCACCACTCATCCGATTTCCCTCCACCTTGTACTCAATTTCAGCCTCCGGCAAGTGGACAAAGCCGCGATTCTTGACCTGCCAAGATAGCAGTTCACGGAAGCGGCCAAGTTCCTCCTGGGAAAGGTGGCTGTATGCTCCAAGGTAGACAGAATGCTCAAACTCAAGGGCCAGGCGACTCACATGCTGGTCAAAACGACTTGCGTCGAGGGACACAGCACGCGGATTCCTGAACTCATTCCAAGCAGTTGCCGCAATAGCTCCCACCTGGTCTGCGTTATAGCCCTTCATCACTGTGGGCCCATGACACAATTTTGCAATAGCCTTGTATATCCGACCCTCTAAGGGTTGGATATACACGCCTATGGCAGCATTGTACCGTGGGTGGCGTGGCTGAATGAGCCTAGGAGCCGGATCTGGTTTCTCATCCATGTTGAGAAACTCAGCCTTAACGAATGAATTGCAGTATGCAGTCCACCGGGGTACACCGTCCCGGAGGTTGTCTTTAACAGCCTTTGCATACCTTGCACGTTTGGCGCCCTTGTAATGTTCCAAGAATTTCTCGGAAGTGATAGGTTGGCATCCGTGAAGGTGGCGCAGGAGGTCAAGACGCTGCTGCCGCATTCCAATCGAAAACTCCTCAGCTAGAGGGCGCGGTGGTTGCTGGAGAGTCCCCTCCCTCTCAACAGCAAACACTCGTTCACGCAGGCCCCGTAGCACGTTGGGCAAGTCGTTATTGTGCACTGCAGCCCGACTCACAGTGCCGACCGTTCCGAACCTGACGATGGTTCTTCGCTTGGGGATCCCATCTCGTGCGCTGACCACAATGCACTCACCAGGCGCCTCTCGGCTCAACTTGGTAGTGACACCGCGCACGACGACAGGGCACCCCTATTCGCTCCACTCAAGCCGGGTCCCTTTAACCCAGCGGCTGGTTAGCCACCGCACAAATCCACCAGTGGTATACCGCTGCTCTGCTTTATAGATCTCCCAACGCACGCGGTCGGTATTCCTGATCTCAGCTGCGAGGCTGTCCTCCTTCATTGGGATGAACACAGCCACCACGATGATTGGGAGCAGCCTTGCAATGTCAGTTTTCCTCACGTTTCTCAGCGTCAGTAGCCTTTCAGCTGCAGCAACCACCATGTCCTTGTTGGCCTTGGTGCGTTCCAGGTACAAATGCTTGGACCGGATAAGCAGCGCTGTTGCGACAGCGCACCGGAGCATTGCCCCAGACCGCACCTTAGCAGGTGCCTCACCCTCCCACTGCTCCTCAAGGAAGTCAGTAGGGTCTTCCTCAACAACGTCCATCAGGTCCACCAGCTGGTGGCTCAACATCTCTGCTTCACCGGAGATGCGTGCCGCCTGCAATGTGTGCTTGTGATACTTGTACGCCACACGGGCCACAAGGGCCAGTGCAGCATATTTGACGAAGATTGCCATGGTATTACGATTACCAAACGTGCCGCCGATAGCCGAAGCTCTGCCGCAACGGGGGATGGTCAGTCCCACGG